TTTCTCGCCGTAAGGGTCGTTAAGGTCTGCTACATCTTTACCAGGCTTCTTGTGCGTAGTAGTGAACTTCACAGTCTTACCATCAGTTTGGAAACCGATAGTAGTAAATGAACCATCACCAACAACTAACATCGGGTAGATGTCTACACCAGCCGCGCCGCCTTTAGCAGAGTACTGCATCTCAGGAACAACAACGATGCGGAACTGGTCAATAGAACCAATCTCACCGTTTACTACGTTACCTGCATCAGCATACTTCTCTACTGACACAAATGCTGGAGCACTGTGTAAGTCAGTCATAGCACGTAAAGCAGGAATCATCTCTGAACCTACATACATGATACGGCCACCATTGATAGTTTTAGTATCAACTAAACGAGAACCAGAGATTACTTTAGTCTGCTTAGGTGTCTTGTTGTTATCTAGAGCGATAGACAAGTTCATTAAGTCAGTGTAAGTAACAACACCTGATACTGTAGCTTTAGTAGTACCGCCTTTAAAGTAAGCTGTACCTGTAGTAGTCGCAGAATTAATCAAGTCAGACTGTAAAGCCGCTTCAGTTAATTCAGTAGCGCCCTGTACCATTTCCTCAGTAATATGAGAAAGTAGTTCAGAATCAGAATCAAAGTCCAAAGACTCCTGAGTGTACTCAGTAAAGAAACCTTGCTTAACGATTGAACCAGTAATCTGTGTACGCTTAAAGCCTACACGGTTAACACGTCCACCGTTCTCAGTCAATGCAGGAAGTTTAGCAGCGATTAAACCGATGTCCTTACCTGAACCGTATAAGTTACCAGAGTTCTGTTGAACTACAGCAGCACCAGTTGCAGCAGCAGCTAAAGCTGCTGTTGTGTATGCAGCACCAATTAAAGCACCAGCTTTAGTCCAAGCTGAAAACTTAGTACTGTCGATAGTTGCGCCAGAAGCGTCAATACCTTGGTCGTTGATGTTCAAATCATCTAGTAAAGGTAAGTAAACGTCTTGTTTAATTGTCTTACCGTGATGTTTAGGCATAGCCTGAACGTTAGCCAAAGGCATGAAGTACTGCTTATCACGTACTGCAATTAGCGCCTTTTTGTTATAAAAATCAGTACGTGCCTGTGCACCTACTGTTGAATTAGTACCGTCACCGTATACTTGAGCCATTATATTCTCCTATAAAGCTTCATAAAATTAGACAGCAGCCATCTTCATAAACTCATCATCCGTCATCTTTAAGAAGTCTGGTTGAGAAGTCGTAGGTTTGCTACTTGTCTTTGTAGATGCTGCAGCTTTACGTTTATTCGTTAACTGAGCATCATCCTTTGCTTTTGTCTTACTTGATACATCTGACGTAGGTGGTGTAGCCACCTTCTTAGTGTCTCCGTTGTTCAGCACGCCAATACTAGCTAAGTAGTTTGCTGCCTGTTGATAAGCTGCTACATCAGAGACACCTTCTAATCTACCTAAGGCGCGCTCCTTTGAGACTAACTTATTCACTTCAGCATACACACCATTCTGCATATGTTCATCGATAATACCTATAATCTTAGGGTTCTCAGTGATTATAGTTCTACTTGCAGCGTCCCATTGATTAGTTAAAACGTCAATGGTGTCGTTGAAAGACCTACTATCTTTGATGCCTTCTAGCGCTTCATCTAACTTGTACTCTTTGTCTGATACATTGTAGTCATTAGGGGTGTACTTCACCTCTTCATCAGTATCAATATCGAGAGGGTCTATCCCACTATCTTTTATAAGCTTAGAAATTGCAGCAGGGTTCTTCTTAGAGATGTCGATTAAGTTGTTTAGCTTACTAGCATCTAGTAAGTTATTCTTCTCAAGCATTTTCACTAACTTCAGATTAGGTGCTAACGTTGCCATTTTCTTCTGGTAGTTAGCTCCCATCTTCATTAATGACATTACATCGTCAACCGTGTCCACCTGCATCTCACTGCCATTGGCCTTAAAGGGTGCGAAAATCCTCTCATATGCTCCTTGGAAGTCTACAGTTGATGTTTCTTGGGTATCCCCATCTGTGTCATCTACTTTGACTTCTGTATCAAGAGACGCTGGCTCAGTACTTTTAGCTGAAGGTTCCTGCTCCGTTTGAGTATCCTCAAATGGTTGGCTATCTGCATCATCTAACGGTTCCGGCTCAGGTTGCTCCTGGGCGTTATCTTGAGTCTCAATCACTTGAGTCTCTACATCAGCTTCAGAAGTTTGCTCTTCTGTCACTTCAGTGTCTAGTTCAGCAGTTTCTACTGCTGGTGTTTCTTCGAAGTCTCCGAAGTCTTTTTTCAAGAAATCTTCGTCTGACATTCCTAATGCGTCATTGTTTGTAGTCATTATACTAAACCCTCCTGAAGGATACTAGCTTTTGTATCTTCGTCTTCTGCTAGAGCTTGCTCTGCTTGAGTGCCTCTAGAGATTACGCTATCTAAGAACTTAGCAAGTGACCCCACACCATAAATCATTTTATCAACCAGTAGCTGCTGTTCTACATTAAGGTTAGAGCTTTTAGCCATAACTAACCTAGCAGCCTCTTCTTTGAAGTAGTACTCTGTAATCACCTTTTTAAAATCGCGATTATTTTGTAGTTTCAGCATACTGTTTTTCACACTGATAAAGTGTTTAGCCTCATCCATACTAAATTCTAAGCTGTCTAACTGTTCCTCTTGTGTCATGTTATTACCCTCATATTGTTAAAGTCCCGGATAGTTAGTATTAGCTCCCTGCATCATACTATCTATCGCCTTACTGTCTAAATTTGATAATCTATCAAACTCTTTCTTTTGCATCTCTTGACCATGAGCTAACTTCATCTGCTCTTCTTTGTTTGCATCAGGCACACCTGATTCTTTATTAACAAAGTCTAGGTCATTCAAGTCAGAGGTGCTATGTAGTCCTCTAGCTTTAGCTTGTTCTGTCTGTGTCTTAGCTTGCTTCAGACCTACATCAACCTGGTTCTCTTGTGCCTTAGCTTGCTCATTAGCAATCTGTGCTTGTAACAGCTGCATTTCAAGTTCCTTCATCTGTTGAGCCATAGGGTCAGGTTGTGGCTTGTATTCTTGAATACGCTTAGACAACTCAGGCATTTTACGTAACTTAGCAATATCTGCTAGTACCATCTGTGACATCTCTGGAGGCATGTTGTTACCCATAGTCTGAAGCATGAATGATAACTCCTGAGCTTTCTCAGTGTCAGCTTCTGCTGTAGATATGTTTAGTTTAATGTCATACATACCACCTAAGTCTTCACGGTTGATAGCTACAAACTCTTCATTAGTTACTCTGATGATTTCTTCATCACCTAAGAACTCAGCGTTCATAGATATAATCTTACGCCCCATCTGGTTAATACCATTAGCTAGACGTCTAAGGATACCTAACTCACGTTTAGATGTAGCATCTAGTGCTGACCTAATACCTGTAGCAGTTGTACCTAATGCTTGTCCTGTGATACCTGAACTAAATGCTTTAACTCCTGTAAGCGACTCAGCTTCGTTATTTTGTAACGTAAGCATATTTAGTGCACTACCAGGAATCTCTGGGTAAGTCTCCATATGGAAAGCTTGTCTAGGGTCTACGTTAGAGTTGAACTTAAAGTCTTCACCACGTTCAAACTTACGGTAGTTAGAAACGTCTAATGCATCCTTACGTGTACCCATCTGTCCGTTAGCACTACGACCGATAACATCAATCATACCTCTAGTTACAGCACCGATAATCTTCTGGTTGTCTTCAATCAGTAACCCATCAGGTTCACCATACACGGCCTTACGCTTAGGTAAGTACTGTACGATTACAAATGGTAACTTCTTGTCAGGGAACGGATTCTCTTCTAATCTAATCAGAGTGTCACCTACCCAGGTAGCTACGAAAGGTTCTACTTCACCTGTACCGTTGATATCCCAGAATCCCCAGTATTCATATCCTACAATCTTCTTACGTGGTTTGTCCTTGAAAGTAAAGCTAGAGTCATCATCAACAGAGTGATCTGGAGTTGACAGCACACTACCACTATCTAAGCTGACTGCGTCTAGGTTCTTATATCTACCATCTTTCTTTAGCTGAGACATTGATGTCTCAAAGCTATAGATTATAAACTCAGCGGTATCTATGTCACCTTCACATGTAGGGTCAACTATTACGTTTGCGTAGTTACACACTTCAATAGTAGGCTGGTTCTTAATAACCTTAACTTGTTCCTCAGTATGAGACCCGACCTGTACAGGCATAACTGCTGTACCACCTTGCATAGACATTTCATGTGCTTGTTGCATCTCTGGTGGGATTTCTTGTTGAAATCTCTCAGGGTCTTCTTGCATCATTGCATGTAACTGTTGGTGTACTTGGTTTGCTTCTTGTGTAGGTTGGAAATCAAAGTCAGGTACTTCAACTTCAACAGTCTCCTCTTTGTAGTCCCAACCTAACTTAATAATAGATGTACCTTCATCCACACATGTACGTACGTATTCATCGATAAACTTAGTCTTATCAATCTTGCAGTTAATTTGGTAGTTAAGTACTTGACCATTCTGCTCAGCAGCCTTCTTATCTTCGAAGGTAGCCGGTGCTGTATTGAACAAGTCATCGGTAGATAGGAAAGGTTCACTTAATGCAGCGTAACGCCACTCAGCTTGCTTACGAATAAGTTTAGGAACAATCTTAGAACGACCAGGTTTAGTGCTAAGCTTCTGTTTGCCGTTTAGAGCGTCTAACCAGTTCTCGACATCGATGATATGATCTGAATGAGCAGACTGTGCTTCTGTTAAGTCTTGCTTCAGGTCTTCAATTTTAGGTGGGTTTTCCCAATCAACTAAAGTGTCTAGTTCAGTCGCATCAATATCTAAATCTGATATATTATTCTTCATAGTGCGTATCCTATCATATTCTGGGGGTACAAAGGCTTTTTCGTGATTTTATCATAATTTTTAACCTGCTTATAGTCTATGTAATTCTTGTACATTACAGTGTTCCCAAGGGGAACCTTGTACTGTGTCTACAAAATACCCATTATGAGTAATATAATTGTAATCGGCGATATAGTAAACGACACCATCAATATATATCCTATCTGCTTCCTTTGGTTTAACCTCAAGTACAGCGGATGGGTTATTTTTCATCGTCATAAGTTTGTTAACTTTACCTACAGGACTGTCTGTTGCTTCGTGATGTATTAATAAAGTGTCATCTAATTCAGGTATATACATTTCAGCAACTGGACGTAACCCATCATCATTTACTGTAGTGTACCCCTTGTAAATGTACGCCTCTTTGTTGGAATTAAATCTAATAGATAATAATGTAGACCCCTGGTATATTGGTACTTTCGATGTACTGAAAGGTTTAGGTAGGTTATAGTGCGTGGCTATCACCTCCATGTTCTCAGGGTTTTCAAAATAGAACTCCACATCACCGTTGGATTCAATGCCAACGGTATTTATATGACCTAATATGGAAGTATCATAATTCTGGAGGTACCAATTAAAACCTGGGTGGTTCAAGTAAGCCTCTAAATACACTTTCCCAGGCTTACCAAGATACTTATGCCCCTCATGCTTATAAACAGTGTAACCAATATCTGTTATTAATAAGGTCTCCTTGTATAGCACCGAACCTTCATTAGTAAATATTCTACTATACATAATTAGTTGCATCCGCTATGATCACAGAATTACTCACTCTGTTGATAGTTTTCTGTGAAAAAGGTATACCAAAAGAGCCTTCGGTATTACATTCACTATTCCAAGGAGCCCAGGAAGATTTGTCAGCATACAAGTACCAGAATTCTTTCACGCTACACCAACCAGCTTGTAAGTTAGTGGATGTTAGTTTATACGCTTGTCGATAAAACACACCTAGGTTTGCAGTAGCATTGTGGTGTTCATCTGCTTTAGCCCAGTTACTACAACCATCACAGTGATAGTGGTTACCATTACGTCTCCAAGCTGATTGTGCTATTGAAGGGGCAGCAAACATATAATTTGAATTATGGTTAGTACTGGCGTATGTGTAATCTGTGTGTGTGTCATCAGAAGTGAAATCCCATTCCATAACCGTCCTATAACTAGACTCACTACACCCGTGCCATCCTAGCTCTATATTCCCTAGTGAGGTAGCTCCACCATCCATAGGTACACTAGGAGGGATTGCACTTATCACATCAAGCATAGCTAATGGCTTTTCTCTGCTGTCAAATGTGCGTTCACCGAGCTCATTCCTTACGAGTAACCCAAAGGTTTCCGCTGAGGAGCCATTACCACTTAAGGCAGCAAAAGCGTGGAGAGTTGGCGGCTCATCCACAGTACCACTCCCTATAACATCATACGTCCAACTGGACCCTGAATGAAAATGGGTCAATACAGCGTAGAATTTATTTACATTAGCGGGTCTGATGAAAATTAATGGTGTGGCATCACTGGTTATTGTGTACCTATACACTCGACTACCTGAATATTTATCATATCTCAGCTGTACGCCGGTATATGTTGGTGACCCAATATAATGGAGTGATTTGATATCACTAGATATTAGCAGATCTCCATTGTCACTACTTGTGTGTATCCCAAAAGCCATACCTGTTATTTACCTAAAATTAAAATGTGTGTGGTTTGACTCTGATTAGACGTGCCTACAGAAGTCGCAGTCACTACCCCAGTAGTTGAATTAGAACTGACTGTGTGTGAGTATGCTTCTTGATTTGTTGGAATATCATTGACCATGAATTTCTGTATATATATTGTATTTATTAAGTCTATGTGTGGGATAGTAAATGAGGCATTACTACCAGCTGACGCCGTGAATGCTCCTAAATACATACCCCCAATTACAGAGGTGTCATAAAAAGGGGTCCCTGCTGCATTATTAAGTTTAAACCCAAAAGCCATTAGCTTATCCTCCCTAAGACAACCCTGAGCACTGTCCCATTATATACCTTGATGGTATCGTCTTCCAACACCAAACGGCTACCAGAAGCAGCTGATTCAATAATCACCGTACCATCTTGCTTAACTCTAAAAGGAGCTGAAGCAGGAGTAGCATGACCAGCATAAATGCGATAATCATCCCAAACAGCACCCGCTGCAATACAAGCGGCTTCAGTTGTTGAAACGCCATCAGAACAAGAAGCAGGAACACCTGACAGGACACCAACATTATTACCTGTACCTGCAACAATTTTAGTTGTAGCGCTTATTTTATTTCCTGTGATAGTACCACCATCAATATTAGTGCCTGTAATAGTAGTACCTGCTATGAGGTCACCTGTAATAGTTCCTGATTTTATTGTAGTGGCGCTCATCGTACCGTCTAATACTAGACTACCTTGTATTCCCACAACACTAGTATCTGGTGCTGCCCAAGAACCCCCAGCGATAGCTTCACAAGCTGCTTGAGTTGCTGCTGCGTTTACCACACCATCTACATAACAAGTACCGTTAACATCTCCAGTTCTAATTACAAAAGGTATGACAGGGGTCTCATCAGTACCTGTTACTGCAAAGGTATCTGCTGCTACTAGGAAAGTACTGGAGTCTGTTACCCACTCCTTACCTGTGCCTGTACAAGCTGCTTGTGTAATACTAGCATCTAACACCCCATTAACTAGACAACCTGGCGCTCCACTTGATAACCCAAAACCACTTACATTGCCATTATTATCTAGTTTGACAGAGTACTCTGACTCTAGACCGTTAATAGAGGTGGCTTGTA